GAAATCAACCGAAACCTTATCGACGCACTGAAACCCGGTGGTCGTATATGTATGTTCGGTGACGTTAACCAACTCAAGCCTATCGAGGAAAACCGCAACCTACAGGATGAACCGAGTGCGTTCCAACGTGCTCTGAGCAAGTTCAAGGGCATCGAACTGCGGACAATACATAGACAAGAGGAAGGCAGCGGCATTGCGGATAACGGTGCGCGTATCCTGCTTGGTCGTATGCCGCAGAAACATGGCGACTTCGATATCTATATGACGACGGAACCAGTGCGCGACATACAGACGTTCGTGGATCGGTCAACGGCGGCAGGCATCGACTATTCGACTACCGACTGTCAGATCATTACGTCGATGAATAAGTCGTGGATCGGAACCAAGAAACTCAATCTCGTTATTCAGGATATGTTCTGGAAGCGCGAGCTACCGGGGCTTACGTTGTCGAGACACAAGTGGGAAGGCGAAGATACCGCGATCAGAGTGCAGGTCGGTAGCAAGGTCGTCTATACGGCTAACACCTACGATCTCGGCAACGAGCAATCAGTGTTCAATGGTGAGGTGGGTATCGTAGTCGAGATTAATCATGAAGAAGATAGCCTAGACATAGACTTCGGCGATCGTATCGTGACCGTGCCGCCGCTGTTGATCGTAGTCAAGGATAATGGTCAGGTTAGCGAGATTGATCCACGAAAGAACATAGACCTCGCGTATGTGCTGACGACTCATAAGATGCAGGGGAGTGAGTGTAAACACGTCTGCTATATTATGAACCGCTCGACCGTGTATGCGCAGTCTCGACGTAACTTCTACACGGGTATCACTCGTGCGCGGGAGCATTGCTCAGTTATCGCTGATTTGATTAGCCTGACAAAGAGCACGAAATTCCCTGGTTAACATGGAAGCTCCAGGACATACGGACTTGATGGTATCGCCGGAGTCTTTAGACGCATGGTTGAAGGACAATTATCCAATGCACCAAATTATATTCCTAAACGGCCCACGTAAGTCGGGCAAGGATACCGCTGCCAAATACATCATGCAGGACTTTGCGTTAGATGCACGCGAGGCCAAATTCGCTAGGCCACTGAAGTTGGCGGCTGCATCTATGTTCAATGTCAATCAGGGTCAGTTTCGTAGGTTCGAGGCTGTTGGTAGTAGCCTCAAGACACTAGAGATGCCGCAGTTGATGGGTATGTCGTGGGTCGATACGCTCATATGGCTGAGCGAGGAATGCATGAAGCCGAAATTCGGTAAGGATGTATTCGGTAAACTGTTGCTCAATCATTTGACCGAGCCGACACTGACCAAGCTAACGGTGATTAGCGATAGCGGATTTGCGGATGAACTCGTGCCCATTGTGAAGTTCTACGGCATCGAGAACTGCCATCTGTTTCGTATATATAGGCAAGGCTGCTCATTCGACGGTGACAGTCGGCAATACGTATTCGAGGATCACTTGCCTCAGGGTCTGCATATCGAGGATATATATAATAACTATGATCTGTCGATGTTTAGGGTGCAAGTGTTGCGTCGTGTTGACAAGATCATGGGCAGAGTAATGGAATATAACTAGTGATACAGAACGTCGATAGTATCCAGAGTATGAACCGTGAGTTGGCCGCTCGATGTGCGGCGGCCAACATGGAGTTTGGCTGCGGCTGTGCTGGTAACATTAACTCTGAGATTGCCATAGTAGCCGAGGCGCCAGGAGAACGCGAGGATCAGATCAAGCAGCCGCTAGTGGGAGGATCAGGTAAATTTCTGTGGGACGTGTTGCGTAAGGATGGCCTGACGCGAAATCACGTATACATTACGAACGTGGTTAAGAAGAAGCTCGTTGGTGTGAGCGACGGTCATCCGACGAAGATCGCGATTAAGAAACAAGAGTTGGAACATTGGCGCCTGATACTAGAATGCGAACTCACCCATTTGCCTAACCTGAAATACATCATTGCGTTGGGTAATATGGCGCTAGAGGCATTGACCCTGAATAAGGGCATCACGCAATTTCGTGGTAGCGTGATACCGATCAACGTCGGTGGCCGTAGAGTGCAGGTGATCGCTACATACAACCCTGCGCATATATTGCGGGAACCTAAGCTAGAAGTTGTGTTTCGTATGGACTGCAATAAGCTGAAGCGGTTGCAGAAGGGCGAGTTCGATGCGCCAGATATACGTGCTATCATTAATCCTAGTTATTCTACTGTGCTCGATTATATTCGTTCACTTAATGCAAGCGACGAACCCATAGCACATGACATAGAGACGATAGCCGACGAGACCGCATGTGTTGGTCTAGCGAATAGCAATAGTGAGGGCATCTGTATAAACTTTCGTAGTCAGTCTGAGAATACGTATAGCTTGGTCGAGGAACGCAACATTAGGCTAGCGTTGCAGGAATTGCTTGGTAATAAGAACAAAGCCTTTGTCGCACAGAATGGGAACTTCGACGCATACTGGATGCATTACAAGGATAGAATACGTGTGCATGGTTATTGGTTCGATACTATGCTGGCGCATCATCTACTCTATCCTTCGTTACCTCATAATCTAGGTTTCATCACGGCTCAGTATACCGATTATCCGTATTATAAGGATGAGGGTAAGGAGTGGAGGGATCATGGTCATATAGACGATTTCTGGCGCTACAATGTGAAGGATTGCTGCATTACACGTATCGCAGCATTCAGGATGTTGGATGAATTGAAAGCGCAGAAGCTAGACGACATATTCTTTGGGCATGTAATGAAATTACAGCCGCATCTCGTGCAGATGACGGTTGGGGGAGTTCTCTGTGACACAGAACTTAAACAGCGGATCAGCGATGGACTTAGAGACAGCGTTAGCGCTGCAAGAGAAGTATGCCAATCGACGGCGCGCGAGGCTACTGGGCTTGTCGATTACGAATTTAATCCACGCTCTCCACGCGATCTCGGAAAACTGTTCTTTGCTGACCTACGACTGGTCGGCAGAGGAACGTCTACTGATAAAGAGAATAGAGACCGAATGCGCAAGCATCCGCGAACCAGTATTGCAGCTAGAGCAACAATTGAGAGCATTGACCGATATCTATCAGACGCTAAATTTCTCTCCACCTATGCCAATAGTCGTATCGACGACGACAACAGGTTCCGATGCGAGTATAAGCAGACAGGAGTTCAATCCGCTCCAGGTAGGCTGAGTAGTGCTACAACTATGTGGGGTAACGGTCTGAACATGCAAAATATACCGGAGTCGGCGAAGGGAATGTTCGTGGCAGACCCCGGTTACGTGTTCTCATACTATGATATGTCGCAGATCGAGGCACGCATAGTTGCATATCTTGCTGACATAAATAAGTGGAAGGAACAGTTTGAAAAGGCTAGACTCAATCCGGGTAGCTATGACGCACATCGCGCTCTGGCTGCGGAGATGTTTAGGATAGCCTACGATGACGTTCCCAAGACAGACTACTTACCCAATGGCGAGCGCACGTTGCGGTTCATCGCCAAGCGGTGTCGGCACGGTCTCAATTATAGGATGCAACCCGACAGACTGGCGACCGCTGCGGGGCTACCTATCCAAGAGGCAGAGGCAGCTTTCCGCGCATACCACTACGCAACTCCCGAGATCATGCGATGGTGGGATGACCTTATTGCCTTGGTTCGACGGGACCGGGCAATTACTAGTAGTGGTTACGGAAGACGATGGCTACTACTAGAGCGGTATAACGATACTGCGCTCGATAGCATAGTCGCATTCGAGCCGCAAAGTATCAATGGCGATCATACGGCTAGCGTTATTTACAAATGTCACAATGATCCATTGTGGCCGCGTGATGCTCGTATGTGTATCAATATACATGATGCCAATATCGCTATCCACCGTGAGGCGGATGGCGAGTTGGTGCGTAGCATTATGCGTAAGTATGCCGAAGCACCGATAATGATAAATAGTATTAGGAATAGGCTAGCGGGTATTGAGAAGCCCGACGCATTGATTGTGCCTGCTGAATTTGGTATAAGTAAACCAGATGCAGAGGGCGTGCATCGTTGGTCAACTATAGAGAAAATCAAATGACCGAGCAAGAACGTATTTTCGACTGCATAGCGAAACTAGAGAACTGCAAGATGCTACCAAATCAACGCCGTATATTGAGTAGTCAGTATATGGTGCCGAAGGAGGTAGTCGATCTAGCACTAGACTTGCTGTATATTAAGGTAGCGCCCGTGGAGAGTAAACATAGGTAGGAGAGAGTGTCGTGAAGGAGAAGATTGTAGCTCGTTGGCTCGATCCAGAAAGGGCCGCTGATTATCTAAGTGTTCGTGTAGACCAACTCAGTCGTATGCTGAAAGCGGGACTAATTCCGAAGCCTCATTACATGCTGGGGCCGAGGAAGCCTCGCTATGATCGCCTGGAATTAGATGCTATGACTAACGACAGCAGTAGCTCTATAGATGCGGCGTTCCAAGAGGCGATTGAAAATGGCGCAACGGATACACGTCGTCAGGCGGAAGCTCGCAGACGGAACGGTGAAGGTCTACACGTATCAGCGAACTCGCAATCTACCAGAGCGCGCCACTAATGTAACTCCATATGAGTTACCTGAGCCGGGCACTGTGCAGCATTTGATTAACGCATATAAGCACAGTGTCGAGTGGTCTACGCTCAAGGGTATTACACAGCAAAGCTATGCACGCTATTTACGTGTATGGGAAAATCCACTATTAGCCAAGATCAATGTCGTTGATATTACACGGCGCCAAATTCGAACATTGCGTAGTGACATAGCACGTAAGCGTGGCATATCTACTGCTAACGTATTCGTGCGTGTCACTGCGGCGTGGTTCAAATGGATGCTAGCGAATGACTGGCTAGAGTTTTCGCCGACCTCGCGTATTGATCCACTACCCGGTGGCGGCTCTTATCCAACATGGACTGACGCGCAATTCAACCACGCCGTTAGCGTATTTCCAGAGCATCTACGTAAAGCTATTATATTGGCACGGTATACGGGACAACGACGCAGCGATCTAATCACTATGCGGTGGTCCGATTATCGTGATGATGTATTTATCATAAAGCAACAGAAGGGTAGAAAGGGTAGCGAACCAGTAGTGTTGCACGTCCCAGCGCATTTCATATTGCGAGAAGAATTGGCTAGGTGGCGTATTGGTGCGCGGTCGGTATTCGTGTTGACGACGGATCGCGGCGTGCAATGGAACCCTACCTATCTATCTCGACTAATTGGCGATGCAGTGCATAAGGCTAACCTGCCGCCTAAATTGAATTTACATGGATTACGTTATCTAGCAGCGACTACGCTCGCTCAAATTGGTTGCTCTCCACACGAGATAATGGCGATCACCGGACACAAGACCTTGGCAATGGTTCAACACTATACCGACAAGGTATCGCAGCAACGATTAGCGCAACAGGCGATGGACCGTTTCGAGAGAACGCCGTCTTTTACCGGGGTCACTCGTATATACAAACCTGGAAAAGATGAGTAATATCAACGATCGCGACAGTCCAGCAGACAGTATACACAGCCAATGAAATCAATATGTTACCGGCCGATTTTTTGGGTTTCGATCTTTCACCACGTATCTACAGCCGAATGGTGAAACGGTGGATATTTCGGGTGCAGTAAATGAATTACCGAAGCCTTGTCAAAGAGGACACATTCATAGGCCGTTACCTCGGATATATGGAAAGCCAAGAGACGGCCTACGCATATGACTTCTGGTGCGCGCTCTGGTTACTGAGCATTACTGTTGGCCGTATTACGATAGTCGATAGACCACGAGCGCCTGTGTTCATGAACTTGTATGCCGTGCTGGTCGCCGAGAGTGGCGTCACACGCAAGAGTTCGGCGATCAGGGAAGTGCAGAAGATCGCGCATAGGTTGTTGCCGAGTGACGCGACGATAGGATTGTTGGAAGGTAAACTTACACCGGAGAAATTAGATAATGTCCTCCACGAACGCACAATCGAGCATAGAGTTGGGCAACTCGCCATTGCCATTAGCGAGCTTGCAGTGTTCCTTGGTATGGAGCGATACACCGCAGCTATGCCCGCACTGCTTACGGACCTCTACGACTGTCCTTCGTCTAGAAAGGGAGGCGGTTCACTATATCGTGGAGGTGTTAGCCAAAGCGGTATATTTATATCCTTCATTAGCGCATCTACTCCAAGCTGGCTACTACGCTCAGTTAATCCAAACGTCATCGAGGGCGGATTTACCTCTCGATGTATGTTTGTTGTGTCTGACGAGCCTAAGCGACGCATTGCGTGGCCTAGTGCTGAGGGCGTTGACAATGCCTCCAGTGATGCAGCTAGCACCCGTCTCGTAGAGCAGCTTGAGGGTATTAGACGACTAGCGCAGGACAATGCGCGGATCACGATTAACGAGACAGCGCTACGTGTATTTAGGCTATGGTATGGTAGACGTAAACCGAGTAGTGACGCATATAGAGCGAGCTTCGAGAGTCGTGAGGATGCTCATATATTGCGGGTCGCGGCGTTTCTCTGTATTAATGACGGTAGCTGGATCATACAGGCGCCGCATCTCAAAGTCGCTATTCGGATCATAGACGAGATTAAACAAACGTCTGCGAAACTATTCAACCATGAGGCTGAACGCTCGAAAATAGTAATGGGTATCGAGGCGGCGCGTGGTGTGTTGCTTGCTAACGAACTCGACCCGATGCCTAGAAGTAAGCTTTGGTTGAAGTGTCGTAATCATCTAGACCATGCCGAGTTCACGGCGATGCTTGATGTGTTGCACGAGATCGGCGCTATTCAGCGGTTCGTTATGAAGCATGATGGTGCGGGTAGACCTATCGACCTCATACGTGCTACGAAACTGCTAGCCGGTCGTGGATTGATAGAGACACTAGCAGAGAGGTTGGTCTAATGGCTGATGAGTTACGCTACGAGGTTACGTTTCTTACTGGTCCTCCGGGCCATGCAGACTCGGATACCTACCAATTTGCAACCTTGAAAGAAGCGCGCAAATGTTTGCGCAATAGCCGAGAAAATCACGATCCATATTTTCGCTGGTCGAAGATCGTTGATCTTACGACGGGGGAGCAAGTTTCTGTTTAGTCGCGGAACTGAGTCGAGTTCTTAGACCAATCTATCTCGCGTGAGCCAACGTCTATCGGTTTCCCTGCTAGCTGGCTTAGGCGTTTATTGAGTTCAGCGATACGCTGAGCTACCAAATGATGCCGGTCGTTGATTTGCTGCGTAAATTCGTTAGACTTCTGTCGTCGCTCTGCCTCGGTGTCACGTGTATTCACGAGGTCGTTGCGCTGCTTCTCTATATCGTGGATTTCTTTCATTAGTCGATTGTTGATATTATCGCCGTAGCGTTTTACCTCGAAATACATTTGCTGCACGGTCGGATCGCTAGATATCTTCTTCTCGCCGAGTCCTGACAACTCCACGCCACCCTTACGTGTGAAACCCTCATTACGTATATCGGACGTAGCGGTAGGCGCTATCTCGTTAATGACGCGCAGCCTATTTTGGTTAGCCTCAATGAGTGGTGTGCTAGACGATATACGTCCCTGGTTGCTCCATATCGTGTTATTGAACATCGGGTTCTGGTCGCGGAAGTGTTGACCTAGATTGTCGATAACTGCGTGCCATGCAGCACCAGCACCATCGCGGTTATAGGCTGAGATACCACGATTTGCAGTCTCTCCTATGCCACCAGCAATTCCCATAACACTAGACAATATATGCATCGGTATCGAGTTGGTATCTAGTGGTTCGCCGCTACCTGCCTGGTTTGGGACACGGGATCGTGGCTCTATGTTACGTGCGAGTGTCGGCATACGGCCATGTGCTAGATCACGGATTATATCCTCCGGTCTAGCATCCCACTGTTTACCTGCTGCATTGAGTAGTGTGTTACCAATTTGGCCTATTGACGTATAGGGATCGACAGCTTGCCCTAGTCCATGTAGTGCCGACGTAACTGCGTAGTTGGATACGTGATGCGATAATATGTCGCTGAGTGTATGGTAAGCTCGCTGGAATGACGGTTCGTCGTGTCGTGCATCCCATGCACCTGTCGCGTGTCCCATGAGGTCTTGGATAATGGGCCATTTCCAGCGCACGTTCTGCGGTAATGAGAGTTGCTGATATTTAGTTGGATCATTGGGGTCGGTATAATAGACGGGACCAGTAGCACGCTGCGTTGTAGACATGAGATCATGCAGATGATGCAGTGCGCCGGGAACATGCATCGCTGAGTAGAGTGAACCTGCACCGAGTAGCGTCATATTAGCGATAAGTGACAGCGGCGTTGCTACGGGACGCTCTGCCATCGTTCTACCGAATTGTGCTATGTCTTGCGTCGCGGCGTTGACGAATGGCACTCCTTCGTTCGTAAACCGTGCATATGCTCCTTTGCCTCTAATGCCCATGTCACCAGTCAGCCGCCGCGTTTCATAGACTAGTTGCTCTTTGGATATGTTAGGATTATTTCGGTTGAGGCGATAGAAATGTGAGTGCCCCATGTTGTTAACTACTTCGAATGCTTCGTTAACGAGCTTCTTCATACCGACACCATAAGGCATCGTAGCCTGAGTGAATGGATTTTTGGCTCGATATAATCCAGGCGCCATATCGGCAGCGGGATTGCGTGTTATCGCTCCCTTGACACCGGCTTGATATGCGGGAACCTCAGTATGTCCGTAACCTAGTCCACTGGTTATGCCACGTGACCGCATTTCGTGTGTAACAGATGCCTTATATTTATCGAGCATAGCCTGACGCCAGCTATCTACATTTGCGTCACCTGCTATATGGCGTAGCACTTGGTTGCCGTAATTCTTTGCACCGCGTTCTAGACCATTAGCTAGTCCATGCATTGCTAGATTGCCAGCGTCCATTGCACCGGCACCAATCATACCGGGATACTGGTCTAGCGTTACTCTGAGGTTACGACCAGTTGCTCGCTGAAATGCTTTGTCTAGGTAACTACCAGCCATACCTGTTGGTGCATTGATTGGTA